ATGTAGCTATCATTGCTGAGTCTGTTAAAGATGATGAGGTTATAGCTGAAGCAGTAGAAGAGTACGTTGCACGTGCTGTAGAAAATACAGACGTAGAGAACTATACATTAGCTGACGTTGTAACAGAAGTACAGTTTGAAACCTTTATAGAAAACCCAATACAAACTTTTATAGACATTGATATACAGGACATAAACTTTAGTGAGATAGGTAATGACATGACTAATGACCAGAAGGAAAAAGCTCAAGAAGTTGTAGTCCCTGTAATTCTGACTAGAATAGCTACTATGGCTGCTTTTATATATAGGAGAGGTAATGTTTAAAAAACTAGGTAACTGGATAATAGATGCAATTAAGGAAACACTTAACCTTAGTTGGACTCTTGTCGGTTTAGTTATTGCAACATTAACATTGACTGGTTCTGCACAACAAGTGACAGGACTTGCTACCCTAATTACATTAGCTGTATGGTTATTAACAATAGGATTTAGGAAAGGAGATTAGCATGAGTGGATGTTGTGGCGGTGGATGTTGTGGCACAAAGTAAATGTCGTACATATCTTAATGAAAGAGGAACGTATATAACAATATGTAATTGTAAGTATGGAGGTATAGGTGAAACTACAAGTTGTTAGACATCAGTTCGGTACTGATGCAACTAATGGGATGCTGTTTATTAATGGTATCTTTGAGTGTTATACACTAGAAGACCAATATCAAGCAGTCAAAGTAATGCACGAAACCTGCATACCTGAAGGTACATACAAGATAAAGTTTAGAAAGACTGGTGGATTTCATGCTAAGTACACAGAAAGATATAAGAACGCACATCATGGTATGTTGCACATACAAGATGTACCTAACTTTACTTATATTCTAATTCATACGGGGAACAGTGATGAGCACACCAGTGGATGTTTGATAATTGGTGAAACTCAACAAGACTTAGACATCTCTAAGGATGGATTTATAGGGTCGAGTGCGGTAGCGTACAAGAAAATGTATGCAAAAGTTTCAAGTGAATTACTTCAAGGTAAAGAAGTAACTATAGAATATACAACTATAAACAATTTATTAAGCAGGGAAAATAAGAACGATAGTGTCTACGATAAGTTGCAAGAAATTAATGGGAATGTTATTAAAACTAATGCTATGCTTAGAGGTAGATTAATAAATTAAGGAGATATATATGAATGAAGAACTTAAAGATATGCTTGAAAGAACTATATGGACTTTCGTTGAAGCATTTCTTGGAGCTTTAGTTGTCGCACCTTTGATATCTGTTGATGCAAATACTTTAGAGTTAGCTGCATTAGCTGGTGGTGGTGCTGCACTTGCAGTTGTCAAGACATACGCTAAAAAACAAATTAGCAAGTAGTTTAAATAGCATAGCCGAGGATGTTATCCTTTCTGCCTCGGCTCGTGCTTTCGATAAATTAGAAGGGTACTTCTCCAGGTTTAACATCATCCAAAGATTTTGCACTAGGTAATACAACACCATTTATAGCTGAAGCATAATCATTCCATGCATCGGGTGTAACTTTGTTATCAACCCACCATGATTTAGAAAATACTTTTCCATCCACAGTGTCACCAGTCGTGCATTTACTAGCCATGATGCATCTAAAGTCAGGAGACCTTTCTGATTTCTTTTCACTTGATGGTATGTATTGCACACCACCACCACATGTACACCATAGACCTACGTTATCTATAGCAACAGTACCGTTATCATGTTCTGTTGTCTTTATAGAAAACCCTGCATCTGTTAATATTTTAATTGGACCACCAACTTTATCTTGTACAGGGGCTTGTTTCTTTACCTGTGGTGTAGGTTTACTTTCTTTGACTGGGGCTTTACCCTGCGTTACCTTAGACATTTCTTGTCTTGATGGTCTAGCTTTATCACTACCTTGGTACTTCCAGTTAGCTAAAGCTCTACCTATTGCAGAAGTTTCACAGTTCTCTAGCCATGCTTCTTTATTAGCAAAGCCACCCTGTCCTTTAAATTCTTGTGCATAGCCAGAACTTACTGAGCGTTCATCCTCTATATCTTTGTACACATGTGCTCCTACGACACACCAAGTACCATCATCAGCCATGTTCTGTATGTATGTATCTATTCTTCCGTTAGGATATTCAGACCAAAACTTTTTTAGTCTATCCTCTACTGTTTCGTAACTGTTTAAATCAAAGCCCATAAGCTCCTCCTTCTTAATTGTTATTTTATTTTAGATGTCTCTACGTTTAAAGTAAATTGTTTTACTTTATACCTTCTGCACATAGGGTTAGTGCATTGCAAAAACCCCATGTAACAGTATAAAGCATTACCACAACTCACACATATGTGCGACATACTACTCCTCTAGGTTTATTAAATACTCAGCAGTCACACCTTTGTCAGGCTTAACAAACAAACAATGCTGTGATGGTCTACCCATACTGGCTAATTGTTCTAATGCATATCCATTATGTGATTCTGTACTACCATTAATCCATACACGTATATCGTTGATGTACAAATTAGTAGGTGTATGATAGTGACCACAGACTGCGTGAGTGAAATCCTCCATTAATCCGTTAGAAGCTAGAGCTTTCCATCCTAGAATTTTTTTGTTATATCCATAGAATGGTAGTCCCATACTACCTCTAATGTTATCTCCATGAAAGCAAAGGAACTTAGATTTACTACCGAGGTCAGCAACTAAGTACCAGTTGTTATCTGGTACTATAAACTTAATACGTTTCTCATTAGTAAACATAGTTTCCAATATCTTACCTAACATTCTATCAGCATTACTCTCAGGATTGTAGTCTTTTCTTGCCCTACCTCCTAGAGAGCCATGGTTTCCTATAACCCAGTAAACATCTACCTCTTCAAACTCAGCTAATAGTTTACTAAAGAAACCGTATAGTATTCTAGGACCATCAACAGTGACCTGCCTATACAGGGAACTATCAATAAGATGTGCTTGTCCAGGAAATATAAGTTCTCCCTCTACAATATCACCGAGTGCTAACACTGCACACTTTCTTACCTTATGGTTTGCACCCTGAATGCGTGCAATTTTAATTATCTTATCAGCATAACGTAGCACTCTCTCCTCTGCTATCTCAGTACTATAGGTAGGAGTTGTCTTAGCTAACTGAATGTCACTTAATAAAGGAACACAAATCTCTTCATCTTTGTATTTCTTTTTACTTTTAGGTGGAGCTTTTAAAGTAGGCAAATCAAGTGTTGATATACCATCTTTAGCTGCACTATATACTGCTTCAATCAGGTCAGCTTTCTTATCCTTAGCTCTTTCTAATTGTTTAAGTAATCTAACATTAGTATCCTTTAGCTCTTTAATAGTGTTGCTTTCTGCTTCAGCTAATAGTTTTGCTAACTCTTTATTCATTCTCGTCCAACTTATACATCCATGCACTTACTCGTGAACGGCTAACTTTAACACCTAACTCTTCATTAAGTATTCTTGTTACGCTTGATGCGTTGGGTTTCTTTCCTTCTTTTATCATCTGCTCTATACCATCAATGAAGGGTTTAGCTTCTTTAGATATATTCTCATACCAAGGAGTTACTCCTCCTTGTTTTCCCTGTAGTGCTTTTGTAAGCAAGTTTTCTATGTTACTCATACAAACAGTATATCATATGGTTATGCGTATGCATATGCATATGAAAAAAAAATAAAAAGAACTTATGCATATGCATATAATATATAAAAAAAAGAGAGGCGTGGAAGGACACCTCTCTCTTTCTAGTCGGCAACAGTTAGCGTTTAGCTAATTGTTTTGCTAATCCTTTAACAAGTTCTTTAGCCTTGATAGGGATTATATTGTTCTTTATCATGTACTGTGCTATCTCATGTCGTAGTGTTAATGGTAAGTTTCTAGCACTACCATCACTTCCTACACCTACAACTTGTTGGTCACTAATCCAGATACGTGGCTCAGGTTGTTCAGCTAACCATTTAAGTGCTTGCAAATCAACAGAGTTGTACCCATGTTTATAGAGATTGTCAATAGCTTTAGTATTTAACTTGCCGTCTTTAGCAATTACTTCTATCATGCCATCACAGTCATCTATCTTATAACCATAACCTGTGTAACCTGCTATGTTAGCAGCAGGTAGTAAGTCAATTACTTCTCTTACATCTTGTTCGTTCCAACTCATAGAGCCACTAAAGTCAATCATTAAACTACCACCTAGGGTAGTAGCCTTAACATTGAATACTTTTCTATCAGTAGTTAAGCGATACATTTTCTTAGGCACTACACCTGTATCACTACTACGTCTAGTAATTTCTCTAATTGCTTTTTGTATCCTATGATTAGGAACAAATGGTTTTACCTTAGCTACACCATGAACACCACCTTCGTCCATAGCGTAATCAATAAGGTTTCTGTCATGGTATAGTTGTGCGTACGTTTTAATCTCATCAGCTAACTCTTTGCCAATATTATCAGGCAATGTTAGTACAGTATTATCATCATCAGTCAAGCTTTGTTTCATGAGCATTTCTAAATACTCATCACTTGATAGTTGAATAGATTGTTCTATATCTAAGTCGCCATCTTTATCACTAAATCCATACCTAGACATCTGTTTCTTATCCCAATAGTCTAAGTCTTTAAGAGTTAATATTCTTACTGCCTTATTAACTCTCCTACGTAACTGTGTTTTGTTAAGAGGTCGTCCTTTGTACCTCTGTAATTCACTATTCCACCTGTAATCTCCTACAAGTTGTAAGCTTCTTACGTATGACTTAGCAGTAGCACATATAGCAAATAGTTGACTAACAGTATCTGTTAACTGCTTGGCATCTTTAAGTAAATACTGTTCAGGTATATTAGAGTTAGGTGGATAGTGCAATCGTAATGCACTAACACAGTAACTAGCTACCTCTTGTCTCTTAACGTGCATATAGAAAGGTGCATGAGGAACAAGAAAACTCATTACCTCTACAAGACTTGCACCTTCTAGTAACATATCAACAGCAGTAGAACTCATCTTATCGTTATGAATTTCTGAACAGTAAGGTAAGTGAACATCACAATAGTCAAGGAACTTCAGCTCGTTATCAGTAAGGTCGTCTTCCTTTTCTTGTCTTACTTTAAGTATTTCTTTTAACTTGTCGTGGTTTCCACTATAACCTAAACCATTAGCCATGGCTTTTAGTATTTTATGTTGGTCGCTTACAACATATCTATGAGCTATCATGTACTGTGCCGTATGCAAAGCAACTTTGTCATTGCTACGGAACTTCATATTAGCAAACAGATTATACTTTTTCATTGCAGTAGCGATTGATATAGTAGCACTCTGTTTCTTGTTAAGATAAGGGTAACTAGCTATTACTAAATCACTCTTGTTAGGAGTAGGCGTTAGGTTATGCTTTCTTACTACCTTATGTTTCCTAACTCTGTCACCTATAAGGGACAGGTTAGTAAGAGTAGTAGGTAAGTTTAACGCACTTAACTCCTTACTAAACAGGTCACTCATTGCGTATCATCATGTTCTTGTAATGCTAGTGCTTCCAATATCATTGAACTTTCGTTAGGAAACACAGCACGAACGCTGTCCTCTTTAGATAAGCCGCTATTCATAAGGTTAGCAAACGCTGACCATCTACGAATAGAGAACGCATCATGTTCAAAGTCGTTGTATACAGCACGTATGTTCTTAGGTAGTACACTAAGTGCATCAGGGTGGACTGTATCAACCTTCATTGTTACAGGGAACCTGTCACGTAAGGCATCACCTAGGTCACTAGGTACACCATTCATAGTGGCTACTGCTTGAAAGCCATCAGCTGGTCTAACTGTTTCCTTCTCCTTGTTAGGAAGTGTGAACTTCGCAAACTGTGGGTCATCTAGTAAGGCATGTAAGAAAGTCATTACGTCAGCACCTGCATGGTCTATCTCGTTAATAACTAATCTTGCACCTTCACGCCAAGCTCTAATACCTAAGCCATCAATCCACTCAAAACTACCAGTATCTGTAGGAACATAGTGTCCCATCAATTCTGCTGCCGTACTATCGTGAGTCAATGTAGTAGTGTATACTTGTTGTTCTTTCTTAACACTAAGATTACTTGCTTGATATGACTTACCTGTACCAGGTATACCATAGAGCAATAGTCTTGGTGTATGTGGTATGACCTTTTCTAGTAAAGACCATACTGTATTTTCTTTTGTCATTCCTCCTCGCTTTCTTTAGACAACAGTTCCTCCACATCTTTAATGAAGTTCTCTGTCATCTCTTCCTGTTTTATATTCTCCCATACTGACATGACATCATCAGTAATATTTTGTACCTCAGGTACATCAGGCAGTAACTCGTAAGCTTCTGCTGGTATGTCTACGATAACAGTTGCACTCTCGTTAACTGTCTCATCATCTCCTATGAGTACACATTCCCATACAGTTCTGTAGTGCATAGGTACAACTACTCCTTCTATATGGTAATGAGGCATAGCCATCTTAAGAAAGATTGGAAACCTTCCGTCAATAGCTTTCATATCATCTGTACCTTTAGTATTAAATAGCCACTCCATGAGTGACCTGTTGTAACCATTAGAAATCGCTAATGAATTAAGATAATTCAATATTGTTTTCGTAATAGCTACGTAGCTTTTAAGTGCTTCCACTATTCCTCCTCGTTTTTCTTGTTGTCTTTCTTGTCAGGCATTACTTCTTTTAAGAAGTTCTTTATATCCTCATCTGTAAGAGACATGTCCATATTACTTGGGTGTCTCATATCAGTAGGGTCTGCATCTTTGTAGCCTTCTATGATAGAGGCTATAGATTGTGGATAACCAAGGGCTATCATCTGTGGTTCCTCATGTTCTACAACTTGTTTGTACATCATAGCAAAGGTTTTACCATCTGACATCATCATGCTCATTACAACTTGCATAATAAATAGACACACTTCGTACGTGTCTGCACTATCAATACCTTCGTCCTCCATAAGATGAGTGACATGTTCTAGTATTTGATTATCAGCTGGTGTACGTTTATCACGAACGTCCTTGATAACCTGTTGCATGAAAGCAGTAACACCAAACGCAAAGTCTTTCATACGTCTCTGCCATATGTAATCCTCTATGAATTTCATGGCACCGATAGTATCTTGTGCACCTACATGAAAACGTCTGTTGTCACTATTACCTACAGCTTTACCATCCTCATCTTTGTCAGGGTCATAGAATATACCTACACCGAATAGGTCTAACTCTGTCATAGCTAGTCCATTAGATATACTTTCTAGTCCCCACTCCTCTGCCTTCTTCATCTTTGCGTCCATCATACGAGCAAATTGTTCGTAATCATCTGCGTTGTCTTTCATAAAATCGCCAAAGTCTGCCATTACTTACTATCCTCCTGTTCTTTATTAAGGGTTATTCCTTCTGAACAACCACAGCTACAATACTCATACGTGTCGTATTTAGTACTGTATTCTTTTTCTATTTCCGTCTTGCACTCATCACACATTGCTCTGCTACCACACCATATTGCTATAGGTAGTAGAGTATCAAGTGAGTTGTTACACATATCACATATCCAAAGGTCATCAGGTACTGTTGTACTATTGTCAATCACTACCCAACCATTAGCTTCACTCTCCTCTATCCAAGAAGGGTCGTTCTGTATCTTTAGGATTTGTCTGTGCTTTATTGCATCGCCTACGTATGTCCAATGATTAGGCTCTACGTACTCTTGTTCTTTAATAGCTTCCACTATTCCTCCTTCTCTACGAATGGTGATACTGCATAGATACTAGGTCTATGAGCAGTAAGTTTGTATTCATCTTTGCCGTCTACTAGGCAGACAATCTTATCAACCTCTGCTACTGCTTCATCTACTGATACGTCACTATCAAATAAGAAATCAACAGTCAGTATGTTCTCATCTCTCTTCATGTTCTCATCTACATACACGTAGATGTCATCTTTACTGGACACTATCTAACCTCCTTTTACTATTTTGTTTCTTGATAGTTTGATAACCACATGTAAAGCATTGCACTATTACGTGTACACTACTCTTAACGTTGCTATGTATTGCTAACTCAATGTAGTTATCTTGTCTACAATTATCGCATTCCATATTATTCCTTCCATAAATAGGTGAACCCTAGCCTTCGGTCATTACAAACAGGGACGTCATAATTCCTACGGACTAGGGCTTCACCATACGTACAAGTATCGTATTGTTTGATACTTACTATCTCCCCAGATAGCTCGTAGTACACAGACTATGAACCATGTACTACAAGCTACCCCCTACCTGCAACGAAAGGGTAACGAACAGGTAGGGATAAGTTGTTATGGTAGCTATTTAGAACTTACAGTCATAACATACTGCAATTCTTTTCTTGTGTTTTCTTTTCTTAACAGTAACGAGCATGGTATATAGCTTATCTTGTAAGCCAATACTCATACCACAAAAACCACAGGTATCATAAGTGATTTCTTTCTTAGGTATAGATATAGTAGCGTTCTCCTCCATATCCTCTTGTCGTTGCATGCTCTCATTAGCACGAATTTCTGCTAATAATACCAGACCTTCCTTGATACCTGAGGTATCTTTGACTGGTATGGTAGGGTTTTCTAACTCCCTACAATCCCTGCATATATAGCCACGAACTAAGTTCTTGCTACAGTACTTGCATACTGAAGTCTTAGGCATAGCATTAGGTACAGGGTATTTATATTCTTTGATACCATTAAGGTCAGGTATCTCTGTATGTATTACAGCTTTCTCTACTGCATCATAAGTTCTCTTGAACTTAGGTACAGAAGGTTTTTTATTATGTTTCATTACGCACCTTTCATATTCTATATAGTCGTGTCAAAACAAAATCTTGAATTGACTTGAACAAAATCTAACATTTTGCCCTAGGCGACATAGGGTCTTATAGACCAGAGAAATTTGACAACCCCTATGCATTGACTCCCTTGACCTGCGTATGATATATATTTAAATATATATCTGGAAAAAAAAATAATATTTATTTTACTACGTGCACGTAGATTATATTATTACTACCACTATATGTAGTAGTAGTATAGAGAGAGAGATAGTATAGAGTAGATTAATGTATGTATATATACATATGCATATGCATATTAATAATTATATATGATGATGTTGTGTTGATATAGGAACTGATTATGGTGTGTAAGACTACACGACTTGGATACTAAGATAAAAAAAAAGTTAAACTCCCCTAATGAAAGGGGAGAATAACTAGGGCAATTATGAAATGTAGTCCTGAGGTTTACCTGCAAACCCAGCATTCATATAAGCTTTAGCCTCCTGTAGAGTAGGCACTTCTTTAGGGAAACGTTCTGCTATCGCATTAGTTCCTATTTCCTTAAGAAAAGTTTCACTCATAGTGCCACTTTTAGTTGGCTTGAACGCCTTACGATTTAGAATTTTGGGATACTGTTTACACAATTCCTGAAGCTGAACGACTGCTTCATATTGTTTTAATATCCCTAAATTCTTAAATTCTCCATTAGATTTGACACTAGCTATCATGTACCTAGTTTTACCTAATCCTTCTGGGGAGAATTTGAACGAAGGAGTACCACGTAATTTGACTAATACCATATTATTGGGTAGCCATTTTTTAGATGATTTGTATATGTTTTGAATTATCTCCTCATCTTTAAGATAATGCAATTGTTTTAGTGCTTGTACCAATTTACACCTACTTTCTATTATTATTTATATAACTATTTATTATATATAGTACTCTTACGCAATTAACATGTTAAGTCAAGTCAAACCGCCTATTAGTAATACTTATTGAGTGTGTGTGAGTGTATATTATTTTATAGTATTACTTTAGGAATTTGACTTTACTAATCTGTTATGAAGCGTCTGGAGTACTATATATATAATCACACAGTACTAATAAAGAATAACAATAAAGAAACACACAAAACATACTAATAGCGGTGGTGGTTGGGTTGTGGCTGTTAGTGTATTGATTTTGTGTGTTTGTTTCTATGTTATTGTTTCTGTAGTACGTAGAGGAGTTAGTAATACAATTATCTATGGTGTTTAACAGAAGGTATGGTTATAGAGGAAAGATAGGACATATTAGCAAAGAACCTACTATATGTAGTGTAAAGAGGAGAGAAGTAGTATATAGTACATAGTTAACACTTGCACCGTACGTAGCGTTATGCATGTGTGTTGAGAGGGGGGATTTAACCTGACACCCCCTATATATCATTACGTAAGTAGAGAAAAAATTGCTGGTAATTGTTTGGAAAAAGAACTGTGGTATAGATTGATTACAGGCATTGTAGAACAATCAAGAAGGTATAGATTGGTAACCTACACCACCGTTCCTATTGTCCTATATTAACACACTACTGCTAGTAAAGGTAAGAAAAAAGAATGTTTTTTTATAGTACGCTTGAGGTGCGTTGTAGACGCAACGAACCCTGTGTCACTCCCTCCCAACGCAGTAAATAAGTTTAGTGAATGATTTGTTTGACTTGACTATTTATAAATATGTGAAGTAATAGCCTTTAACGCTAGTTAACACCGTGTAGCTAATCGGCTTGAGAATTGCCTATAATCTTACAACTTATGTCTGAAAGCTACTAAATTGTAATGCCTATGTTTATAACCTTAGCTATAGTAAAATTATAATCAAGTTAAAGAAGGAAAAATATGTTTGATTTTAAAGAACAGTTACAGGTAGGCAAAAAAGGTGAACATCTAGTTAAGTTATTTTATGACACACAACAAGATGATGGTAAAAGAAAATTCATTGTAAAGGACGCCAGACCTGACGAACAGCTTAAAGGTGCAGACCTTATGGTAATTAGCAACGAACTAGGTGTACGCTATGTTGAAGTTAAAACAGATACACAAGCTAAAGACACAGGTAACGTAGCTCTAGAGATACAGATAGTACAGGACAACGGCAACAAACAGATAGGGTGTCAATTTAAAACATTTGCTGACTTTATGTTCTACTGGATTTATCCGACCAACGAACTTCTTTACTGGCAACCTGAAGCGATGATACCCTACATTGTAGACTGGATAATGGAAGGTAAGTACAAAATAATAGAAGCTGAGAATAAAAATTTTTTTTCACGCAATCTTATCGTACCTATTAAGGACCTGGTCGCGACTGGGCTCGTAAAGACGCTAAACGTTTCTTATCACTTGCTAGAGGAAGTGGAGGCTAATCCACTATAATAAAATAATGAAAAACAAATTGTTGTGTACATCTTGTAATAAAGATTATGAGATAACACGAAATTATAAAAAATGTGTTAATCTAGGATGTATAAAATACAATATTAAAAAGAGGAGATAATGTGCCGATAGGAAAAAAAGGTAAGAAAAAAAGATACGGTACTGGCAGAAAACCTAAAAAATAATGGCTGCCAAAAAAGGTCTGTATCACAATATAAATAAAAGAAAAAAAGCAGGTACAAGTAGGTCTAAAAAAAACTCTACTATTTCACCTAAAGCCTACGCTAATATGAAAAAAGGTTTTCCTAAAAAAAAGAAAAAATAATGGGAAAGAAAACAAAAGTAAAACAAAATATATTTCATAGTCCACAATCTTTAAAGAAATGGTCTTTGTCATTATCAGATGCATGTGGAAGTATAATTGTACAGAAGCCACATAACGCACCTCTTATAGATAAGTTAGTAGAGCAGTTTGTAGACGATTATAATATTAATGTCGAACAGGCACAAAATGGCAATTGAGTATAGAGGTGAAAGATTTTCAGGTTATAACAAACCTAAAGCTACTCCTAAACATGGTTCTAAATCACATGCAGTGTTAGCTAAATCAGGTAGCACAGTTAAGTTAATTAGATTTGGACAAAAAGGAGTTAAGGGTAGTCCTAAAGGAACAAAAAGAAATAAAGCATTTAGAGCTAGGCATGCTAAGAACATCAAGAAGGGTAAAATGTCGGCTGCATATTGGGCAGCAAAAACTAAATGGTAACTAAAAATATAATATGTATTTCACCAGAATGTGAAAATACGTTACCTCAAAAAGCACGTAAGTATTGTTCTGATACCTGTAAGTGGCGTGAGCAAAAAAGAAAACAACGTTATAAAGAACAAGGTAGAGAGTACGAACCTGAAATAAAAGAATCTAACAAAGGCACAGTTACACAAGTTAGACGTGGTGCTTTATATGATAAGTTTGTAAATGAAGGATATGCTTTAGATTTAATACAAGGCAGATTAACTAGACAAGAAATAGCAGACGAATTAAAATGTACGTCTTCACATATCAGTAGGCTACTAGGTGCATTCCAAGAAGATTACGCTAAAGATAGGCAAGCTGAAAGCTGGGAGATATCAGAAGATGCAGAACAATCTTTAAAAGATTTTGGAGAATTTAGAGACAGATACTTTTTAACTGAAATGGGTATACCTTTTGAAACTGCAGACTTTCACGTTAACTGGATAAAATCTATTAACAAAGCTTTACTAACTGGTGGACAGCAAATGATACTGTCACCACCACGTCATGGTAAAACTGAATTGTTAATACATTTTGTTATCTGGCTTATTATGAGAAACCCTAACATACGTATTATGTGGGTCGGTGGTAACGAAGATATTGCTATGAACTCTGTTATGTCAGTTATGGATACACTAGAGCAAAATGAAAAACTTAAAGAAGATTTTTGTGGTCCAGGAGGAACATTTAAACCAGCAACAAGAGCAGGTAAAATGTGGTCACGTAGTGGATTTACTGTATCAACACGAACAGTAGCTGGTATTAAATCACCAACAATGATAGGTATAGGTCGTGGTGGTAAGATACTTTCACGTGACTGTGACTTAATTATTGCTGATGACATTGAAGACCACAGCTCTACTATGCAACCAGCATCAAGAGAAAATACAAAAAACTGGTGGACAACTACATTAGGTTCAAGAAAAGAAGAACACACAGCTATGGTACTTATTGGTTCACGTCAGCATCCTGAAGATTTGTACTCTGCAATTTTAGAGTCAGAAGCATGGGAAACTATAGTAGAAGAAGCACACGATAGCCTTTGTGTTATACCTGAGTTTGAAGAAGAAGACCATGTTGATTGTATGTTGTGGTCAGGTAAGAGAACTTTTAAGTGGTTAATAAACAGAAAACGTGATGCTATGACTACAGGTGGTTTAAAGAATTTTGAAATGGTTTATCTTAATAAAGCTTACAGTGACAGTCTTAGATTATTTAATCCTGAACAAATAGAGAAATGTTATGACCCTAATATTGGTTTAGGTCATATTCCTAAAGGTGCATATCTAGTAGCAGGACTTGACCCTGCCGCTACAGGATATCAAGCAGGTTTCTTATGGGCGGTAGAGACAAATGCTTCCGAAATTAAATTAACATTAGTTGATTTAGAAAATCATCAGGGTGGTGGTTTAGATGAAGCTTTTGCCTTAATTAAAATGTGGCACGACAAATATGGTTGTTACCACTGGGTTATAGAAGAGAATGGTTTTCAAAAAGCTATAAGACAAGACCAGAGAATAAAAGAATACTGTAATGTCCAAGGTATTAAACTAGAGGGACACGAGACACATAAAAACAAATGGGATGAAAAATTTGGAGTAACTGCTTTAGCACCTATGTTTAATGAGCAGATGATAGTACTACCTTTTTATGACGCAGATGCACAAAGTAAATCTATAACGTATACAAAACAATTAGTTTACTTTGCATCTAAGGGTAAGGGTGGTAAAGGCTACAAATCAGACGTTGTTATGGCAAGTTGGTTTCCTATGAAAGTTATTAGAGCATTAACAAAATTAGTATATTCTGATATAGGAATAGAATACACTCCTAGTTTTGATGGCTATAATAGTGTACAATGGAACGAGACACCTTGGAGTTAAATGAAACCTGACGCAATAATCGAAAGAGCTTCCTATTTGAAACGAATGCATGATGATGCATTAACAGATAGAGCAAGATTTAGAGCTATATTAAATGGTGGTGAAGATGGTATTAAACAGTTATTAGGTCCTGGACTTGATTCTAGTGATTCACATACAATACCAGCACCTAACCTTATGCTATCTGCTTTAGATAGACTAGCTCAAAAAATTGGTAAAGTCCCAACGTTAGATGTGCATATTACTAATGCTAGAGATAGTGTTAGGAATAAAGGCAAGAAAGAAAAAGTAGAGAGAATATTATCTTCATACGACAGTATGCAAAAATTAGAATTACAATTACCTCAAGTTTCAAGATGGCTTCCTGGTTACGGATTTGCTGTATGGGTTATTACAACAAAATTAGATATGAATGGACATATGTATCCATGTGCAGAATTACGTAACCCTTACGATTGTTTTCCTGGTTATTTTGGAAACACACAACAACCTGATGAGTTAGCAATTATTCAAAAAATTCCTATAAGAAAACTTATGGATATGTACCCAGAGCTTAGAGCATATTATGAGACTAAGGATACTGATGAACAATCATATGATGGTTACAATCTAAGGACTTCTGACGATGGTAGTTGGGAAAACTCAGATGAAAACGGAGATGTCATTTTAGAATATATGAACCTAGAGGGTACATATGTTGTACATGTTGCTTCAAAAAAAATAGTAGACTTTGTTCCCAATCCTCTTAAATCAGGTCCGTCTTTTGTTGTAGCTAAAAGATTTAGCTTTGACAAAATACAAGGTCAGTTTGACCAAGTAGTTGGACTCATGGCTTCTATGGCAAAGATAAACATTTTATCTGTTATAGCTATGGAGGATGCAGTATTTACAGAAACAAATATAGTTGGAGAAATAGAATCAGGACAATATAGAAAAGGTAGAAATGCTATAAACTATTTATCACCTGGCTCACAAATAGTAAAACCTGTTACTAACTTACCGTATCAGTTATTTGAAGCTGTAGGTAGATTAGAAAGACAATTAAGAGTTGTTGCTGGATATCCAGTTCAAGACGATGCTATATCACCCAATTCATTTGTAACAGGTAGAGGTCTGGAAGAACTGGAATCTGGTGTAGGAGCTATGGTTACTGAGTATCACACAATACTCGAATATGCTTTACAAGAAATAGATTCTAAAAGATTAGAGTTAGATGAAGTGCTTTTTGGTAACAAAAGAAAACCTCTGACAGGAACTTATAAAGGTTCAGCTTTTTCAGAAAACTATACACCATCTACTGATATAGATAAAAACTATGTTACTAGAAGAAAGTATGGTGCTATGGCTTCTTTTGATGCACCAAATAAAATTATTACAGGACTGCAGTTAATGCAAGCTGGAGTTATAGATAAAGAAACTATGCAACAAGAAATGGATGGTTTAGAAAATATAACACACATCAATGAAAGAATTACTAAACAGAAGTCAGAAGAAATTATGGACCAAATGTTAATACAAGCATCTCAGCAAGGTGACAAAACTGCTATGGCTGCTGTTGTAGAAATATATAATAACCCTAAACAAAAAGGTTCTATATTAGAAAAATACTTTACAGCACAAGGTGAAGAGCCAAGTCCACAGGAACAAGCTATGTTGCAACAAGCAATGGCTGGACAACAACAAGGTGGTCCACCAAACTTACAAGCTATGTTAGGAGGCGGTAATGCCCCCCCTGTTCAATAGTGATAACGAAGAGTTTGCACAAATAATTGCTAGGAATTTTTCAGAACCAATAGAAGAAGTAACAGAAGAGTATAACGTACCTGAATATGTTGATGCAGAATATACTACATTAGCAGTTACTTACATTCCTGGTTTAGGGAGAATAGAAATTACATTTCATCCTGATACACATGGGAATATATTTTGAGTAGAAAAAGAAAAGTTGCAGATTATAAAGCTGATGACTATAAAGGACAAGCTAAAGAGTTAGATACTTTAAGAAACTCTGCACCATTAGAACAGATAGAAGAACCTATTGTACCTACACAAGCAAGACAACCTGCACCTAGTAATTTAGGTGGATTTGTACAAGACGTCACTGCTCCTGAACAAGACCCTATGGTTAGTCCTTTAGCAGGTACACAGGATGGATTTAATAGATTCAACGCAGCTCCTGATGCGAATATGATTTTACAAGCTATGTATAAAGTATTGCCTAGCAAGGAGATAGCAGCCTTACTGAAAGACTTGTAGTATGGCTGAAATAAGATGGTGGTGGCAATCTCCCGTACAAGATGAAATAGAAGAAAC